TACGTGTCCAACTTGCTGCCACGCGGCGCTGCTGGCAAAGCACTGGTTGCTGGTCTTACTGACCCAGCTACCGGCGGTGCTGTGTCTAGCGCTAAAGCTCGTCGCACAATGGTCGCGGGTACAAAGGCTGCTACGTCTTTCGCCATGACTGTTAACAAGACAGAACCCCTGCGTAACCAGACTGACTTCGGCGACATCGTCCGCGGTTTGGCTGTTTATGGCCGCAAGGTTGTTAAGCCTGAAGCCATGGTAACTGCTATTGTTGGCTCAGCCACCTGATAGTGGTATAAAGAGGGGGCCTTCGGGCCCCTTTTTTGTTTTAACCTTGGAGATAATATGACCGCTCTTGAACTGATGGAACGCCTCGGTGGCGAAGTCCTGAATAACAAAATCCGTGTTTACATTGAAGGTGAAATCGTCATTGTTGCCCGTTTGGATGGCCAAGATTGGGTTTTGACCGATCGCGGCGTTTTGCTGACTAACGAGCATTCCAATTTGGCTGCTGCTGAAGCTACAACAAAAACTCGCAAAAGTAAAACACAACTGTTAGAATCTGTTGAAGTTACCGGTGAGCCAGAAGTTGGCCTCACACAAGCTACCGAATAAGGTACATCATGCAACCTCTGAGCGTTTTTTATTCCAGAATCTTGCCGTATTTACCCGGCTGCTCGGAGCCTTTGGTGAATCAGGTTTTGGTCAGTTCTGCGATTGACTTTGCTGAGTCTTCGTTAGTGCTGCGCCAGAACCTTGATTCATTCAAAACTGTCGCTGGTGTAACCCAGTACGATTTAGACCCACCCACCGCAAACCACGACATTGACCGTGTGATGAGTGTTGCGCTCGATGGGCGAGAACTTTCCCCCGGCTTGTACGAAGCTACTCGCAACGACATGCCTACAGCGCAAGCAAAACCACGCGGTTTCTTTACTGACCGCACTGACAATATATTGACGCTGAAGCTGTCTCCTCCACCTGATGGCAAATACACCGTGGTGGTGGCTGTTAATTTACGTCCTTCGATGACTGCAACTCAGTTGGACGATGACCTGTTTAACATGTGGAGCGACGCAGTTGCCTCTGGCGCTATCGCCCGTGCGATGCAGATTCCCGATCAACCCTTTACAAACTTTGCTCGAGCCCAGCAACTGATGGACTCCGTAGCACGACAAATCAATTCCGCTCGCATCGATGGTAACTACGGGTCAATCCGTGGCTCTATGCGCGTTCGCTATCGTCCTTTCGCTTGAGGTAAATCATGACCATTGCAGCACAATCAATCATCCGTCGTGTCGTTGAGACAATGCAGGACAACACGTCTGTGCGTTGGCCAGTGGCTGAACTTGTTCGTTACCTCAATGATGGTCAGCGCGAAGTGGTCTTGTACCGTCCTGACTCGATGGTGACTAATGCCACTGTGGCTCTAGTTGCAGGGGCGAAACAAGCTGTTCCGACGAACGGCTCCAAACTCATCGACGTGATTCGAAATACCGCTGGTACTAAGCGTTCTGTTCGCATGACCGTGCGCAACATCTTGGACACACAGAGCCCCAACTGGTACAACCTAACAGGCGTGACTGAGATTCTGCATTACATGTACGATGCTCGTGACCCCAAGGTGTTCTACGTATACCCACCAGCAGCCTCTACAGGCGCTTCTGTGGAGATTGTGTACTCTGCCTATCCAACTGACATCACAGAACCCGCTGACGGGGCTGTATACAGCGCTGTGACCGGTAATATCAGCTTGCCTGACATCTACGGCAACGTCTTGGCCGATTACATCTTGTACCGCGCCTACACCAAGGACAGCGAATACGCTGGTAACGCTCAACGCGCACAGGCTCACTACGCAGCATTCCAAGCTGCACTGACAACTGAGATGGCTGGTACAACAGGCGTAGCGCCTAAAATCTGAGGTGACACATGGCCGAGAAAATTAAACTCGTACAGGGCGACACCAAACCTGCGCTAGTCTGCAACATCACCGATGAGATCACTGGTCTGCCAATTGTGGTGACTGGTGCTACGGTTTTGCTGAAGTTCCGCGCTGTAGGTTCTGCCGACCTGACTGCTACTGTGACTGGCTCTGTAACTGATGGCGTTAACGGCCAAGTTGCGTTCTACCCTGCCTCTGCGCCCGCTATGTTGTTGGGTGAAGCCGGTGACTACGAAGGCGAAATCCAGATCACGTTTTCCGACGGAACCATCCAAACTGTTTACGACTTGTTGAAGTTTAAGCTGCGCGAGGACTTCTAATGGGCGTGACGGTTGTCAGAACTGCTCTAACGGCTTCAACGGCTGTTACCAGAGCAAGGGCAAGCGTCGTCATCGTAGCGCCTGTAGCCGAGACTTCGGCTGCACTTTTAGCTGCTGCTACTTCTGTTGTCGTTGCTGGTGCATCGGTGACTGTGATAGTACCTGCGGCTAACCTGAACTACATCTTACTAGCGTCTGCCGCGTATCTTGATACGTCTGGTCGGTTCCAGTTTTTCCCTGAAGAAGTTTTTGTAACTGACGCTTCGTTTAGAACGACGCAGAAAGCGTTGACTGACACGTTCGGGCCGACAGACTACATTGCAAGCATTGACACGCAACTTGCCTATACTGACAGTGTGTCCCTGCCGGACTTCGTCATCCGCACGCTTGAGTACATTCGCCGTTTCACAGACACGATCGATTTTGCCCACCAAGTTTCGTTTACCTTTAGCCGCCCTCTTGCAGATAACTTTGCACTGAGTGATTCCGCCGCTAAGGGTTTTACAAAACCTCTGTCCAGCTCGTTCTCTCTGTCTGACACCGCCCCAACATTTCTGTACCAACTGGCGTACACACACTCGGTTAGCCTCCAAGAAACCTTCCGTACCGTATTTAGTAAAGCACTAGTTGACAGCGCTGGCACGGTGGATGCGACTCAATTTAATCTAGGAAAGCGTTCTGTAGATGTGTTCCATGTGCCGGACAGCACATCTAGGGACACTTCTAAGGCGCTTTTTGATAGCTTTACACACACTGATTTGGTGGCCAAAGACGCTGGCAAGTCACTGGTGGACTCGTTTCCGCTATCTGATTTTGCGGTTAGAAACACCCTGAAAGTCTTCTCAGACGACTTTAGTCACTCCGATTCTTTGTCTAGAGTCGTCGACAAAGGCGTGTTTGATAGCCTTGTGCTTTCTGATTTTTCTAGCCGCATCATTGGGCGAGTAATCAACGACGGCGTTGCGATGAACGATAGCGCCGATCTCGCAGACAATATCACTTACCAAGCTGTAAAATACGTAACCAACTTGGTTTTTGTTGCTGACACCAGCACGAGGGCTTGGAATGCGAACAAAGCCGACTCGGTATCTTTGGCCAGCAGTGGTATTTTGTCTTCCCAAAACTACTGCGATCTGTCATACTTCGCAGAAGACTACGTCGGTGAATCCCGAACATTTTCATAGGAGCCCCCATGTTAAACGACCAACTCAAAGTAACTGGCGACGTAGTCGTCGAAATCACTGGCCCAGATGGCCAGATCAAAGATCGCCGCGAGATTAAAAACCTCGTAGTTTCTACAGGTAAAACCTTCATTGCGTCACGCATTGTTGGCACACCGACCGCTATGTCTCACATGGCCATTGGTTCTAACAGTACAGCCGCTGCGACTAACGACGCTGCCTTGGGCGCTGAATTGGGCCGTGTTGCGTTGTCATCTTCTACATCCTCCGGCGCTGTTGTTACTTATGTAGCTAGCTTCCCCGCTGGTACAGGCACTGGTGCTGTTGTTGAGGCTGGCGTTTTCAACGCTTCTTCCTCCGGTGTTATGTTGTGCCGTACCGTGTTCGCTGTTGTTAACAAAGGCGCAGATGACGCCATGAGCATTACATGGGCGATCACAGTTAGCTAAATCTTGGAGTAGTGTTGTATGGTTGATATTGTTACCCGAGCGGGTAAGGGCTCGCCTCTTACAAATAACGAAGTCGACGCAAACTTCACCAATCTAGCGGAAGTATCCGGTGTCACCGGTGAACCCATGGGTCATGAAGACCGTACAACATCTACGATTAGCTTCAATGCATCGACACGTACGTTCACGATTGCACCTGTAAGCGGTAGCTTTACAGTTTGGTGCAAAGGCAAGAAGTTTGTTGTTAGTTCGGCGCAGACCGTTACGATCCCCAACACCACGGGGATGCATTCGATTTATTACGATGCAAACGGCACGCTGTTATCTAAAATTGGGTACTTCAGCTTCTCTACAGAAGCTCCGACTGCGTACGTTTATTGGAACGCGACAACCGGTGCAGCCCCATACTTTGGCGACGAACGCCATGGCGTTGTTCTTGACTGGCAGACGCACGAGTATTTGCACCGCACCCGCGGCGCTGCTATCGCGAATGGTTTCTTGGCTAGCGGCTACACGCTGAACAACTCGTCTACCAACGCGGCGACGCAGATTGCAATTGAGTCTGGTACGTTCTTTGACGAGGACATGAAGATCGACATCGTGTCGACTGCTACGCCTACCGCTGGTACATATCAACAGAACTTGTTGTTCCCCGCGAAGATTCCAGTCCTGCACTTGCAAGGCACTTCGTGGGTCATGGATGCGCCCACAGATTTCCCGTTCAGGCAGGGTACATCTAGACCTCAGTACAACTCATTCTCTGGTGGTGTTTGGAGTACAGCAGACGTTGGCAATAACCAACACGCTACGACATGGATTCTGGCCACAAACAATTTAACGTACCCCGTTATTGCAATCATCGGCCAATCTGCTACCGATAATTTGGGCGAGGCTGAAGCGTTTTCCTTTGCTGATTTAACGCTCACAGGGTTCCCATCAGTTGAGTTTAGGCCGCTGTACAAACTGATTTATAAAGCTTCAGACGGCTACGCAAATAGCGTGAACGCCCAACTCGTCAGTATTGTCGATTTGCGTTCGATCTCCGCTGTTGGCTCGGCAGCAAACCCTGCTACCGATCACGGTAACTTGTCTGGTTTAACCGACGACGATCACCCTCAGTATTTGAGCGTTGACACTGTTCGTGGCACTTTGACAGCGGAAGTTAAAGCCAGCTTCTTGCCATCTCAGGCAGGTAACGCAGGTAAGTTCCTGACAACGGATGCCACGTCAACCTCATGGGCTGCGCTGACTAGTGGTAATATTACAACAGCATTAGGGTTTA